CACGATCATGCCAGTTGACTACACCATCATGGTGCGTCAGTACTTCTGGGATTTTGCCGCTATGTTGATGAAGAACCGTCAGTACCTTAGCCCACAAGTTGGTGTTAACCCACTGTCGATTGAATGGACGTCTCTCATTTGCCGACTCCTTGCTCGCTCGAAGTTTGGTTTCGCTGGAGACTACAAGAATTACGATGCGCAGGAAATGCCAGAACTTCTGGATTTATGCTGTGACATTATCAACGCCTGGTATGATGATGGAGAAGTGAATGCTCGTGTTCGCAAGACTCTCATCCAGGAGGGGTATGACAGATACTCCATGGTGCACGATGCAATGGTGCACATTGACCAAGGACTTCCTTCAGGATTTCCACTCACTGCTCTCATGAACTCCATGATCAATGATATTCTGAAGTATCTCGCTTGGCTGAACCTGGCTCCGCCAGACATGGTCTCTCTGACTACCTGCGACAAGCATGTTGATCGCATTTCCTACGGGGATGATCACATTGATGCTGTCACTCAAACTGCCCTCCCGTTCTACAATCAGAACACCTTTGGCGAGTTTCTTTCTCGTTATGGTATGGTGTACACTGATGCACACAAGAACCCGTGGCAGACTGCCAAACCCTTTGAACCAATTGAAGGGACGACATTCCTCAAGCGCGAATTTATTCGCCACCCTGAGTACCCGTCGTTCTATTTGGCCCCACTCGAGAAGAAATCGATTGAAGATCGACTTCTCTGGACGACTTCGTCCAAATATCTGAGCTCAGATGAACTCCTCGCAGAGAACATTCAGAACTCAATGAAAGATGCCTATCACCATGGCCCCGTGTATTTTACGCAACTACACGAACAGGTCTCGAGAGCTTTGCGCCTCATTGGAAAGGAGCAGCTGATGACAACCATCAGCTTCACTTCTGAAGATATGGCGTGGCTCTCAACGATCCACGGTCTCGGCGAGCGTAGTTCACCATTCGTGGCGGACGTGTTCGGCATCTAAACCAACC